CTGTCAAGTTCATCATAAGGTGAAGGAGTGAAAAATTGTGTTTGAGATAAAAACAACAGACGAAGAAATTATGCAGCAGTATCTCAGGAAACAGGGCATTAAAAATGAATTCAGGTATCTTTTTACCTACGATGAAAACTATATATTCATGGTAAAAGAAAATAAATCAATTAATACTTATTGTGCAATTTGCGTAACGAAGAATTGTTCAGTGACAGTCTTAAAGAGCAAGCAAGGCTGTTCAGATTCAATAAAAAAGAAACTTATAGACAAGTTGATGGCCACGAATGATTATCAAGTCACACTTCCTGAAAAACCGCAGGAGATGATTGACTATATTTTTATAAAGTTGATGGCTGAAAACGGATTTTCTATCAGAGAGAACCAGATCGAATTATCCAAAATGATGTATGAAGGGATTAAAAAGAAACACATTGCAATTTGTGAAGCGGAGGTTGGAACGGGTAAAACCTATGCCTATATTATTTCCTGCATTGTTTATGCCCTTTATGAAAGACAAAAACGGAATAAGGCAGGTGCACATACTTATCTGGATAATGACTACTGCGCTATCCCTTGTGCAATATCAACTTCCAGTATTGATTTGCAAAATGCGATCATCAGAACATACGTGCCAATTTTATCAGATATTTTGCTAAAGAGCAGTGTCGTTGATCGGCCTCTAAGTGCGGTCCTAAGAAAAGGCAAAGAACATTACTTTTGTCAGATGAGGTACAGCAGATTAATGAACTATTTGAAAAGCAGTGATAAGGACGTTGACAGAGAACTTCTGAGCAAGCTTTCCTTGTTGAAGCTACCGGACTTAGGGATTGATTTGGATGAGTATAAAGGCTTAAAAAACCATATTGTACAAAAGATCAATGTGCCTAAAGGCTGTGAAATGACTTGCTCTCACTATAAGTATTGCCAATATATTAAGCATATGGATTATGCGAGATCGTCGCTCCACGACTTTCAGGTTTGCAATCATAATTATTACCTTGCTGATACGATGAAACGTGCTAGAGGCAAGCACACTCTTATTCCGGAGCACGCAGTGGCAATAATCGATGAAGCGCATAAGCTTACGGATGCTGCTATGCAAATACTTGGAAAAAGATTTTCAAGTGAGGATATTACCATCATAACAAATGTGCTTAAAAGTAATCTTAGAGGCAATAAAGCATATTTACAAACAACAAAATTGAAATCAGAAAACTTATGTTTGCTCCGGACAAGGTTTTTCAAAAGTTTAGTTTCAAAAGTGAACTTAGATGCCATGGATGAGGAAGTGACGCAGATTAACATTATCATTGAGAAGTATGAAAAATCACTGCTCTTAGAAATGATAAAAACCATTGAAACGCTTCGGGAATATTGTGCAATCGACATCGCAAAAAATAGAAACTTGGAGATTATGTTTTCAGAAATGATAGAGCAAATTGATGTTTTTTATCATACCGATAATATCATTTACTGGCTTGAGAACCCATTGAGCGAAAAGCTAGTTTCAATCTGTTCTATACCAACAGACTTAGAAAATCAATTAAACAATGTGCTATGGAAAAATGGAATTCCAAAGATATTGACATCGGGAACGCTGTCAGATGACAAGGGGTTTACCTATTTTAAAAGCAATGCAGGAATAGATTTGGTTAATAGGAATGAAATAAGCGAGACGACCTGCCGATCACCATTTGATTATAAAAACAATGTACGTCTATATGTCAGTGAAAATGTCCCATTTCCGGATAAGCAAAATGATGACTATATGAATGCATTAGCAGACGAAATCATCAGGCTGGTAGATGCAACTTGCGGACATACAGTCGTTTTATTCACTTCCTATTCCTTGCTTTCAAAAGTTCACGAATTGGTAAGGCATAGAATAAAATTCCCGGTTTTGAAAATGGATAAAAGTGAGAAGAACATCGTAGAAGTTTTTAAAAGAAGTGAAAATGGTGTTCTTTTTGCTACAGGGTCATTTTGGGAAGGTGTTGATTGCCCAGGTGATATTCTTTCTTCGCTTATTGTTGTCAATTTGCCATTTCCAACACCAACACCAATAATGGACCACAAGAAAGGGCAATTTGCTCAGTTGAAAGCGTTCATAGATACTATTGTTTTCCCGGAGATGCTTATAAAGCTAAAACAGGGGATGGGACGGTTAATCCGATGTGAAACGGATACAGGTCTGATTGCTATTTTGGATTTCAGGATTAGCAAAAAAGGAAAATATCGCAATCGAGTACTGAGCGCCTTGCCAGAATATAAGGTGACAGACTCTCTTTACGAAGTTAAATCGTTTTTCAATAAGGTTAAACAATCAGAATATTTTATTAAGACAAAGTGAGTAGCTTTAAAATATCTGCTCACTTTTCTTGAAAGGAGAGGTCTTATGAGTACAGGCATGACCCTATCGGACATGAAAAATATAGATGTAAGGACTGTTGATCCATCTACCTTAGTAGATATTAATACGGTCAAAGTAAACACAGATTTACCGGTGGAAGAACGGAAGAAAGATTTCATCAGACAAATAAAAAATCCATACTGCTTTAGATGTGGCAAGGTGGTAGTGAAAATGAGTTTTGCTGATACAACAGCCACTTTGGAAGACAGATTAGAAAATTATTTTAGAAGCTTATAGAACAGTAGATGGCAAAACTTTACAAATCAGCGTTTCAAAACTCTGGACGCGCAGTTGATTTTATGCTATACTTCAATTGGACTGTAATCAGTGAAGCCTGATGCGTTTAAAGTTTTGCTAATACTTTAAACAAATTGGAGGCTTTGCGCATGGAAATTTTAAAAGATATCAAAATATACAATGCTGCTATTTATGTAAGACTTTCAAAAGATGACGGAGATAAAGAAGAAAGTGACAGCATTTCAAATCAAAAAGAATTAATTCGAGACTTCTTGAAGTCGAAGTCAGATATCCAGATTGAAGCTATTCATGTGGATGATGGCTTTAGTGGCGTTGACTTTGATCGTCCTGCCTTTATTGAAATGATGGAAGAGATTAAGTTAGGGAAAATCAATTGTGTTGTTGTAAAAGACCTTTCACGTTTTGGAAGAAACTATATTGAGGCAGGGAAATATATTCAAAAAGTATTTCCTTTTCTTGGTGTGCGTTTTATTGCTATTAATGACTATTATGATAGTGCCGAAGGTTCATCTACTACAGATAACATTATGATTCCATTTAAAAACTTAATAAACGACTCTTATTGTAGAGATTCATCAATAAAAATAAGGAGCCAGCTTGAAATCAAACGTAAAAAGGGTAATTTCATTGGCTCTTTTGCTGCGTATGGCTATAAGAAAGCTGAAAATGATAAAAACAGATTGGAAATAGACGAGTATGCAGCCCAGGTTACCTGTGACATATTCAAATGGAAACTTGAAGGAATGAGTCAACAGGGAATCGCCAATCGATTGAATGAGATGGGCGTTTTATCTCCGCTTGAGTATAAACGATCATTAGGCGAAAAATATAAAACTACTTTTAAAGTGAAACAACAGGCTATGTGGTCAGCAGTAGCAATCGGAAGAATTTTAAGCAATGAACTATATATTGGCGTTTTAGAGCAAGGAAAACGAACAACTCCAAATTATAAAGTGAAAACAAGGATTGAGCGACCAAAAGAGGAGTGGGTTCGTGTTGAGAATACACATGATCCGATTATTTCAAAAGAGCTATTTGCTACGGTAAACGCATTGTTGCTCCAGGATACTCGAATTGCCCCTAACGAGAATAATGTGTATCTGTTTTCTGGAATTATTGCTTGCGGAGATTGCAAGGAAAGTATGATTAGAAAGACAGTACCGGCAAATGGCAAAAAATATTATTATTACACGTGCTCCAGTAATCGCAGTGACAAAAGCAGTTGTACCACCCACAATATCAGTGAAAAGGCTTTTGAAAAAGCTGTTTTAGAAGCGCTAAACATTCATATTCGAAGTATCCTTGATATTGAACGCATCCTCTCTTATATTGAAACGTTGCCTTATAAGCAAGATGAAATTCTAAAGTTGGATGCACAAGTGATTAAGGCACAGGAGGAGATGGATAAATTACAAAAATACAAGCTGGCGGCTTATGAGCATTTTGTGGATCAAGTTATCACAAAAGAAGAGTATAGAAGTCATGTCAGCCGGTATAGTTCTAAATTGCAAAAGGTGGAAAAAATCATTTTAAAGCGTCAACAAGAAATTGAAGATATTGCGAACAATAAAACGCCAATCAATCTGTGGATTGAGAACTTCAAGTTGTATCAGAACATTGAACAGCTTACAAGAAAAGTGGTTGTCTCCTTGATTTCAAAGGTTTATGTATATGAGAATGGGAAAATAGATATTCATTTTAAGCATCAGGTGGAATATGACAGTGCCATTCGTTTCATAGATAGCGCCAGCCAGTCGAATACCTTCGCTGCGAGTGTTGCGTTTAAGGAGGCGATTTAATCATGGCAAGAAAAAGCAGAAGACAGTCTGCAATCGCCCAAAATGAAACGGTGACAGAGGAAAAAGTGTTTAATGTCGGGCTTTATGTTCGCCTTTCAATTGAGGATATCCGTGATAGGAAAGACAGTGATTCAATAGAGAATCAGACATATATGCTTAAACAATTTGTCGAGGAAAGACCCTATTTACAGGTATTTTCAATTTATACGGACAACGGCGTAAAAGGGACAACTTTTGATAGACCTGGATTTAACAATTTGATGGATGATGTTAAAGCTGGAAAAGTAAACTGCATCGTGGTTAAAGATCTTTCCCGTTTTGGCAGGGATTATCTTGAAACAGGTAATTACCTTGAGAAAATATTTCCTTTCCTTGGGGTCCGCTTTATAGCAATCAATGATAATTACGACAGTTTTAATCCTGAAAACACCAATGAAGGTTTGATTATATCTTTGAAGAATCTTTTGAATGATGTTTACACAAAAGACATATCCAAGAAAATCATCTCTACATTTAGAGAAAGACAGTCAAAGGGTGAGTTTTTAGGTGCCCATGTTCCTTATGGATACAGTAGGCCGGAAGATGGCTCATATAGTCTTGTTGAAGAAGAAGAAGCTGCATCTGTTATAAGACAAATTTATCAGTGGAAAGTAGAAGGTCAAAGCGACACTGTAATAGCCCGTCGCCTGAATGATATTGGAATTTCCTCACCCAGCAAGCATAAGTACTTAAAGGGTGAATGGAAAAATGCTAAATATAACGATAGCATATGGCTACGTCAGACAATTAAAGCGATTACTGAAAATGAAGTATATTTAGGACACAAGATTTATGGAAAAATTCAAGTATCCCTATATGAGGGTAAACGAAAATCAAGAGTACCAAAAGATCAATGGACAATTATAGAGAACGACCATGAGGCAATCGTTGATCAGGAAACCTTTGATGTTATTCATAACACAAGATTGGAAGTTCATGAAGAATTCACTACAAGACTTGAAAAGAATAAGCATTTAGAAAATAAAGAACACATTTTCAAGGGGATTGCAGTTTGTGGGGATTGTAAACACAAGCTTGTACGTAGAAGACAAGTGAATAAAGGGTATGTATCTCATTATTTTCTTTGTTCAACTTATGAGGACAATAGCGGGTACAAGTGCACCAGAAAACAAATCCCAGAAATTATATTGATAGATGTTGCGTATGAAGCAATTAGAAGTCAAATAAACTTAGTTTCATCCGTTGACGATATCCTAGAAAAAGTCAAGTCCACTATGAAGTTTCAGAGTGAACAGGACGGACTTATGATTGAAATTCGAAAAGTAAATACTCATCTTGAAAGAATTAATTCTTTGAGAAGCTCGCTGTATGACGATTATATTGAACAACTTCTCACCGAACAAGAATATCTTTATGCAAAAGGCAAATACGAGAAGGATGAAACGGCTTTAAAGTGCAGATTAAATGAATTGCTCATACAACAGAATAAATATGATGTAACTTATTCCTATGAAAACAAGTGGTTGTCAGCTTTTAGAGCGTTTCAGAATGAAAAGGTGTTGACTAGAGAAATGATAGTTGCCCTCATTGATACCGTTGAACTTTACGCAGACAGAAAGGTTCAGGTCAACTTTAAGTTTATGGATGATCGTGAAGTGCTGATTGATTACATTAAGGTTTCAGAAATAGAGGTGAAGCCTAATGAATAAGATGACATTAGCTATGTACATTAGGCTTTCGGATGAGGATGCGGATCTTGCTAAGAATGATTTGAAATTAGAAAGCAATAGTGTTAGTAATCAACGAAACTTGCTCATGAATTTTATTGGCAATCATCCTGAAATATCTGATTGCAATGTGTTGGAGTTCTGTGATGATGGTTACAGTGGCACAAACTTTGAACGACCGGCAATAAAGCAACTATTAACCAAAGTAAGAAGCAGAGAAATTGACTGCATCGTTGTAAAAGATTTTTCGAGATTCGGAAGGAACTACTTGGAGCTTGGTGATTATTTAGAGCAAGTCTTTCCTTTCTTAGGGGTCCGGTTCATATCGGTCAATGATTGCTATGACAGTGCCCAAAATAAAGGCATTACAGCTGGAATTGATGTTGGATTCAAGAATCTTATTTATGACCTATATAGTAAAGACCTTTCAATGAAAGTGAAGACTGGCAAAATGGTAAAGATGAAAAAAGGAGAGTACATTGGTTCTTTTGCTCCTTATGGATATCTGAAATCAAAAGATAAAAAGAATGCTATTGTTGTAGATGAAGAAGCTGCAGCTATGGTAAAACGAATTTTTAAAATGGCTGCGGGTGGTGATAATACCAGCACAATTGCAAAGAAGTTGAATGCAGAAGGGATTCCTTCCCCGGCGGTTCACTTTCAAAAGCATCACAATAATAAAAAATGGAGTAAGACAAAAGGAACATTGGTTTGGCAGACAATGGCTGTCCTCAAAATTCTTAAGGATGAAACGTACACTGGAAAGACGATGAATCATAAGCGGGAAAAACCCGATGTCAATAGCACAAGAACTGCAGCTGTGCCAAGAGAGCAATGGATTGTTGTTCCCAATACCCATGAAGCCATTATCGACGAAGACCTGTTTGAACAAGCTCAGAGC